CAACATACTCACCTGTGAATAAGACACGAAAAGTCCCATTAACATCGAAACTCCCCATTTCTGCAACTTTGGCGCTTGAGACTCCATACAGATTCACAAACGATTGCATTAACCGCATTGAGTTGGTATGCATCTCATCTCCTGATCAACGCTGCCGGGGCAGCCAGTCGCACGGCAGGGTTAGCATCGCAAAAATGTTTCGTAAAAGAATTATCGTCAACATCATAAACAGCCCTACGAACCCCGAAAGTATCATCACCTGCATCGTGTAAAATTATGGCGCGAGCTGTGCCGGTAACAACTTCTAGAATATCCTTTGTCTGATCATATGAATGTGGATCGATATCAACGTGTACTAAATCGTAATTACCACCGAATTCGCAAGGCCATGAATCGAAACGATCGATACGGATGTCGTTATTGAATGAACTATTGACAATTATCCCCTCCGCGCTCGGAGATTTGCCTATGAGACACATTGATTTTATCGGACCTCCACAAGCACTAACCACCCACTCGTAAAATGCTACGAATGGTCCAAAAAGATGCCAGTCAGCATTTTCCATATAAGTCCTATATTTAGATTCAAACTCCTCTAAGTCAGCTAGTGTCCTGGTTCCCGATCTCATATACCGGTCGAAAAGGAGTTTCTCTTCAGAGTAGTTGTGAGGGGTGTCGCGGACAGTAACTGATCCCCTGTGGTATATTTTTACGTTGTTGATGATCAGATTAGTATACCCAGCTAACCGTAGACGCTCTGTTATGAATACATCTCCGTATCCAATAACGAGCCCCTCGGGAAACTCTCCTACAACGTCAAACATTTTAATACGCTCAAGGAACATGGCGCACCCAGGATGCCCGTGTAGTCGTATGGACGCAGGTGAAGTTATATAAACCCTCTGTCTGCTTTGCAGCATAGCCTCCTCAATGGTAGCTTTTTCAAAAGGGCCTATTACGCCAATATGGTTATCAGACTCTAGAATATCCAACATGCAATCAAACAATGTATGTGAGAACTGAATGTCATTGTTTAGAATGCCAAGATAATCTGCCTTGGAAGCTAAGACGCCCTGCCACCATGCATAATTCACCCCCAGATTATAGCTATTATTGATAACCACTAAATTCAAATCTCCAGAGTAGTTGGCTAAAATCTCCTCAGTGTTGTCTGTACTGCCGTTGTTAATGACAACCACTCTTTCCGGCGTATGGTTATTAGCTGCGACACACTGTAACACTGAGTCCGTGTAGGCCGACTGATTAAACACTGGGATTATTATATCCAAACTCATCTCATCACGCTGCGTACTGCTGATTGCACTTCATCAATATCGTGCGACATGCACGGATGCCCCGGTATCGGACATGCGCTGCGGTCCTGTTGGTAGTTGTTCCCGCCCTGACACGGTTTCTGCTTCGGGCATTGCCTCGATAGGTTCACGATATTACCCTTCGAGTATCCATACACAGATGGATCTGTACGTCCCCACATAACCACAGACGGAACATCGAGGGCAGCGGCGACATGTGCCCCCATTGTATCGATCGATATCAACGCCCTTGCCCCAGAAATAACCCGAAAAGAATCTCGATACTCAAGATCATTTACTAATCGCGCATTGCTAATTGTATCAGGCACTTCTTTCCCCGAAAGCTGTATCACCTCGACACCATACTCTGACTTCAACCACTCCACCAACTGCTCCCAATTCCTGCTGTCCCAACACTTTGTTCTGCTGTAGTCGCTGAAGTCATATATCTTGGCATTTGATCCAGGCATTATTACAACGTAATTCTGCAACCAATCCACAGGCTCTATACCGTATAGTTGAGGAATTGGATTGTCGATCTCCGGCACACCGAATATCTTGGCATACGCATTGGCTATGTGTCCCGTCCAATTATTACGTGCCATCCACCCGTATACAGACTCCTCAAATCGCATCGTCCGTTGTGCATCGAACACAGATGTGCATATATGGTCGATATTAGGGTTCACCTCGAACACATGCTTGGCATAAGGATGCCATATAGTCATGTTACGGTCTAGGTACTTTTGTCGTAACTCTGCTATGGCTGGTGTGGCAGCAATCACGTCACCTATCGCATGAGTTAGGTTAATATGTATTCCAGGACGCATAGTTTTCTTCGTGAGAGAGAACTTTCTGCAATCATCCACCCATGTGTTCTGCCCACGATTCCCGCCTGAAGGCGCTTTCAAGTGCCACATCTCAGCCTGTGGGTTCACTAACAGCTTATATCCCTCAACATGAATGCGCCATGACAATTGGTTTTCTTCGCGATAATTTGCGAACAGATTGGTGTCGAAGCCGCCTATCTGTTTCAGACAACTCATTCTCAAAATCTGTGTGCTGTGAAAAAACTCCACCTCAAACGGTTCATTCCGTTCATGCCTAAACCATTGTATATTAGGTGAATTTGTTATAGTGTCAACTTTGCCCCAAATGCTATATCGCTGATCTCCAGCCGGGATGTATTGAATATCCTTCCCAGGATCAAGGCATAAACCACTCACACCGCCTACCATCTCATCATCGAACAATGGCACGAGTTTTTCAATATAGTCAGACTCTAGCATCACATCATCATCACATCGCATAAACAGGGGGTTATTCCATTTCTCGCTTACCAGTAAATAGCCAGCCTGAAATGATGCTCCTATTCTCCCTGTCTTGGGAGATGAAATGATTTCAACCTTGTGATTCTTCCTGATTTCCTTAATTATGTGCTCAAGATAATTATCATTCTCCCATCGCCTGATGTCGAACGGTTCACTGCCGTCATCCACAATACATAAATCCCACCAACGATGAGTCTGCTTCAATAACGACCACAAGGTCGATATTATTATGTGCCTACGATCTTTTGTTGATATTACGATACTTACTCTTCGCATATTACACCCTACACTCCTTGTTGTGTTTTACCTTGGGGAAACTCACAGACAGCCGCCCAAGGAAACGGTTTTCGGATACGTTGTCCTAGTCTGTGAGGTAGTGTTAAGACCGCTTACCTTGTCGCTCTATTTCAAGAGCCACTTCGTTACGGTAACGGTCGAGTTGCTCTATCATTTCCCTTGCCTGCGGAATATCCGGCTTATTGGCTACTTGCAACTCTATAGACTGAAGAGCCATTATGATATTAAGCAACCCAGCATCCACCTTCTCGTAATCGACTACAGATAACATGTTTCTCACCTATATAAATATATTAGACACGTTCTGTGTCTTCCTGATTGTATAACTCCCAGACCAGTACAACACTGACCCGCTAATGCCGTACCCAGTAGCTGGGCAAGTAAAAATTGATGTGTTTGCGGCAGAGATAGATCTTATCTGACCAGATGTTACAGTAATATACATATTGGGCGTTATGACAATTTGACACGGCCTCGGCGTTGGGCCTCCATAACAACCCTCGTTATTTCTAAGCGTTCCACAAGGGCTAGGCCACCATACAGAATCAGTCCCACATCCAGTAGTAAACACCAGATCCAGCGCTTGTTGTACTGAGAATTGTACGGTTCCCTGGCATGTTGGCGACCCCCTATAGTGTGTCCCATTTGCCGTAAGGGATGTGCTGTGGCTGACCAAAGAATAGGATACATTACTACCAATAGCTAAACAATAGTCAAGCTGTGGACTGCCAGACGTGGCGTAGTATGTCACATCGGTCAAGCCTGAGGGCGTGTAAACACTTTCAAGGGAGAAACCAGAAAGTATGTTATTGTTACTGTCAACGACACAGTATCCCACCAATACACTATCGTGCGAACTCGTACCATCAGATGCCCATGTCCTTAGAGAAGTGTAAATCCCAGTAGGTGCTGTAGTTGAAAACATCACCATGTTCGACGGGATTGCGACAGCATCTATTCGTATTTGACAACTACTCCCACTACCTCCTGTAACTCCGAGCGTGGTATTACGTGGATATCCACTACCAGCCCCATAGCAATACACCGTAGAGACCGCTGCTGCTGGCAGTGAGGTTATATTAACTGTGGCACTACTGCCAGTTCCACCAGTAAGTGATACACCATTCTGTGGTATAAAGCCACTACCTGCCGCATAGATAGCAAATGATTCAACACCGTTTGATAATGCTGTAATGTTTACTCTCAACCTACTATCAGATGTAGTTATATTGTTAGCTATAGAATAATTATCACCATAAACAGTGGGAGTTAAACTCGTTGGAATGCCAGTAGCGATAGTGGTGCCTGAACCGAAATACCATAAGGTGCCGATATAACCCTGTGGCTCAACGGTATAGTTGGTGTTGATAGTATACCCAGTCCCCGGATACTCAATAGTAATATAAAAAACCCACTCAAGCGATCCACCATACCAGGTCTGCGTGAGACCGCGAGTTACACCAGTGCAATTCCCCTGACTCGCACCACCTGTGATGGTGAATGCAGTTCCATTGGGGACATTCCCTAGGATATAACCAGAATATGATCCGATACCTTGCCCAACAGAGGCTACGCTTAGGGTTGCGGCTCCATTGCCTCCAGAGACTGTAACTGTGTTCCCAACACTAAACCCACCACTACTGCACGAATAGACTGTCGCAGCCTTTACCCCAGTCTGTGTAGATGTAACCTGTATCTGCCCGCCTGATGCACCACTCTGGTTTAATGTTAGAATATCACCTACTGTATAGTCAGCCCCGGCAAACCCCACACTTGTGCCATACGCCACTATACCAGCATTAGTGCGGGTAACTACCATTGTGCCGTCAGACGCGCCACCATAGACAGCCGTTAACACCTCTCCGTAATAATAGCCACTACCACCATTTACTACTGTAGCTTCGCTCGGTGCCCCATAGTCAGTATTCAGATAACGACTGGCGGCAGCGATGGAGTTTGGCATAGTGAGATAGATATAATAGAGCGTAGATGCAGACAATCCATCAGGAACCATTATGTGACAATCTGTGGAGCTAACGTCGTACAGTCCACCATTGGGAGTGACTACCTGCCCTATAACACCAATATTTGTTCCGTGCAGCTTGATGCGTCTCCCCTGATAATATTGCAAAGACACAGGTAATCCAGCACTTTTTTGATCCTCAAAAACAAATCTCTTTCCTATCCAATCGTATGTTATAAGTTGAGGTACCGTGCCTACATAGCCTACATTGTTTCCGTTTAGGTTGCTTTCGAGCTGAGAGATGTAAGAATCGAGCCCAGAGACATCCCCACTCAACCCATTGAGATATCCGCTCATACTGACAAGATTTCCGCTTAGTTCAAAGGCATCTCCAGAGAGAGAATTTGTTAGCTCCTCTATATCAGAAACGAGTTCTATTACATCGCTAAACCCATCCGCAACCTCGGACATTGTGCTTTCTAGTAAACCAACCTGCTCAGAATACGAGGTAAAAAATTCCGACATCTCTACTACTGCCGCAGACACACCCAAGAAATCTTCGTCCAGAATACTAAGTGTGTCGCTCAAGGACTCTAGTTGTTCTGAGTAGTCCCAGTAATATCCTGACACCTCACTTACTAATTCTAAAAGACCTTCGTAATCGGTTTGTAAATCAGACAATGTGGAGTCTAAGGTTGATGCTGTTCCAGAAACATCTTCATATAGATCAGACAACGCAACAAATCTTGAGCTGAGTACTGCGTAATCGCTCTCCAGAGAATATGCAAGCGCGGAAGTGTCGCTATAGTCTCCCTCAAGATCGCTAAGAATGACAGAAAGACTTTCCGTTAGTGAATAGTATTGATTCGCTGTTGAGCTGACATCGCTAACTACGTCTGAGAGGCTTACAACTAACGCAGACGTGTTACTATACTCAATGCCTAGGTCAGAAGTAACGGAGTACAGGCTATTGAGCGACCCATCTAGCAAAATTAAGTCGCTACCAAGGTCCACAACACCCTGAGAGAGCGACTGTGCATACTGTGATTGGTCAGATATGTGAGAGTCTAGGTCTTCGGTGGTGTCAGATAGCGCGCTTAAATACCCGGACTGTATATCTATATGAGACCCGAGCTGCACTGTCGCTGATTCGAGGCTATCAATCAACCCAGACTGAATCAACAGATCAGAATCAAGCTCGATCAATACTGAGTCTAGACTTACCAATAGACCACTAAGAGAGTCCGCATACAAATCAAGCTGAGACAGTGATTCTCCAAGCTCATCAGTATAATCACTTATATTGCTATAATATGAGAACAGATAAGAGACATCCTCAGAGATGACTCCCATATTGGACCAGACGTCACTAAATTCAAGGTCTGTCTGCTCATCAAGGTACGAAAGGTTGGAGTCAAGATAAACAAGTTCCTCGCTTAGGTCTGATAGATAGAAGCCAAGAGACTCGACATTCTCCTCAAGGTTGAAGTGAAGCGATTCGAGTCCATCCACCCAGAGATCAATCAGAGATGTGACGTCCGATAAGTCGCTTGTTATGTCGCTCAAGGCAGATGTGTCACTGAATATCTGCACGAGGTTTTCAGTCATACTGTTCTGTATAGCTGAGAACGCCTCGTAATCATCACGTAGATTAGACTCGTTTATTTCTAGCCAGAAATGCAAGTCGAGGAGATTTCTATGGTCCTCAATAATATAATCTGTATTCTGTGACATCAGGCTGTAAATGCCCGATATATAAGCATAGTCGGATTCTAATCTTGATTCGAGTCCGTCTAATTCTGACGCGAGATCTGACATCTCGGACATCTCGGAGGCCATATCAGAAACATCAGATTTTAACGATTCTGTGAGATTAAATAGGTCACTAGCGTTATTTAGAAAAGACCATGTTAGTGAGTCAAAACTTCCCTGAAACTCTTGCAGATCCGCTACATCTTCTCCGAGATCTGACACGACAGAACCAAGAGAATCAATATCCCCGCCAATAGTACCCAAGTCGTTGCGGAACAATGAAAGTTCGTCCCCAAACGCCGACATGTAGGTACTCAATAGGTACGTGCCGGAAAATAGGTTAGAGATGTCATAACCCACATCGACTAGCACAAGAGATATGTCTGATATGTCTGTATTAAATCCGCTTGCTAGTGAATCTAGATTACTAGTGACAACGCTCAGTAGGAGTAAATCAGAGTCAACGTCAGAGAGAGTCGCCTCGATTAATGATATGCCGCTATCAAGAAAAGATGTTAAAGAGTCTAGATTCTCAATGCCGGAGTCGAGCCGCAACAAGTTACTGTCAACATCTGACAGGACTCCCCACAACGAGTCAGTGGTTTCGCCAAGGCTATCAGCTATGCCAGAGATGTCACTGAAGTTACTCCATATATCATCCGTCACACCGCTCAGATCTGACCACCCACTCCATATATCAGACATATAAGAATCGAGGGCTGAGTCTGTTGCAGATCCCCACCCAAACAGATAATCTATTTGAGAAGCATGAGATTGGAGGTCAGCTGTTTGGCTCTGTAATAGGTCTGTGATCTCGAACTGCGAGAGCAGTATCTCGGTTGTATCTCCACACGAGTCAATTAACCAGTACCCAGTGAACTCACCGTTCTCGTCTGTCTTGACTGTAGCGATCCATCTTGCACCACTTCCAGGCCAATCTGCATCCAAGTAGCCGTCTGTGGGAGCAGTAAGGCAGAAGAATAGCTCTCCAGATTCGCCACCCCAGGCAGTATCGAAGTTTGCTAGATATACATAGAGAGTAGTTTCTATGTATGTGTTAGCTGCCGACAGGTCTGATAGATATGGTGAAGATGAATTGAATTGCTTTACGTTAGAAGTTGTCGGTAGATCAACTACATCCTGAGCCCTTATAGTGTGCCCACCTACATATATCACCCCAGCGGTTGCTGGCTTTGCGTTTATCCTGAACACAGAGGTGCCAGCCGATTTTACTGAGAAATCAGCTAGGCCCTTCAGATGTGTAGGGTTTACCGTAAGCGAACGTATATATGATATATCTTTTGCGTATAGGAATTTTCCATTGGAGTCTGTATAGATATGTCCGAGAAGTCTTGTATAAAACAACGGGTATGTATCTGTCATACGATACACACCCACAGGCTCGTTGTTATACGGGAAGTCTTCCGGTCTCCTGGTGGAGAAGAATGGCTTGAGTCTGAGGTCTAGCGAACTATCGTAATTTCCCTCGGAGCCAACGTCCTCACGCTGCCACGGTCTCCCCGTGCGCTCATTTTCCGCGTTGAAGTTAAGCTCATCTATACGGTTCCCTATATAGATGTAATAGTGGGAACTTGGCTCTAAAGGTCCAGCATTTAGTGCCTCTGGCAGCTCCGTCTGAGTGTCAACAGAAACCCACGGAGACGCCGTAGTGAGACTGTACCCCTCTCCTATATGAACCAACTGCGAGGGGATGTACATCTGACCACGAAACCCGTCAAACTTTGCGAATCTTATGGTATCTTGGTCTACATACGATAGATAAAAGTCGCAAACATCATAAAACAGACCACGTATGGAGGGAGATTTTGAGAGGTATGATAAGTCGAGCACCCTACGAAAAAGAGGTCCACCGGATGCCTTGGGGGTGTTGTCTGTCTCTATCCTACCGACGAATAATGCATTAGAGCCAATGCCATAATCAGACAAAAGGTTCCCGGTGGGCTCATTGATCTCATTACCACTCTCGTCGTAAGCTTCTACCAGAAATAACTTGCCGCGAAAATCCCAAGCCGGGGTTGCGTTATGTGTAGAGTCTCCAGGTAATGCCGCTACTGAGAATGCAGACGATTGGTTATTGGCGAGATAGATTCTATATTCTGTAAGGGGCTCTTGATAGATAGGCGCTACCGTGTTACCGTTTATCTCAAGAACTGAGAGGTTGCTGAATAGCGAGCACGACTCGGATACCGTAATCTTCTCACTTCCGACCCATACCTCCCCTGTGCCGCCAACCGTCTGCCTTACGGCGATCTCCCTCGGAGATACAAAGACCAGCTCTGCGTCACT